ATTACAGATAGTAGAACAAATATTACCATTCTTTCAACCACAATATAATTTAACTATCAATCTTGTAAGTTTGATAAACGAAAAGAAAGACGTTCCAGTTGTATTAGAAAATATTACAATGGATGATCAGTATGAAGGAGATTTTACTTCTCGTAGAGTTTTACTTTATACTTTAAGATTTACTGCAAAAACATATTTATTTGGCCCTGTCACTGCTGCATCCAAAGAAATTATCAAAACTGCTACTGTTCGTTACCTTGCTGGTGGATCACAAAGCACACAAAGAGATGTTACATTTGCTGTCAAACCAAGAGCACTCAAAGATTACACTGATGATGTTGTAACAACACTAAGTGAAGATATAGAGGCAAATCAGGAGACAATTAACGTCGCTGACGGAACTGCAATTACAGTTGATAAGTTTATTGATGTTGAGGGTGAAGAAATGAAAGTTACTAAGATTACTGGTAACAAACTTAATGTTAAGAGAGGTCAGGATAGCACAATTTCTAAGTCACACGTTAGAGGAACTGGAATCAAGGGTATTGATTACTCTCCAAGAGAAGATAGTAACTTAATTGAACTTGGTGATGACTTCGGATTTGACGGATCTTACACATGAAAACTGACGGATTAGATGATGCTTTCAATGTAGAAACAAGTATTGTTCCTGCAGAAGTTGAGAAGGTTCAAAAAAAAGAAAAACAAAATCCCGATCATATTAGTAAAGATTATGAATATACTCGTGGTAATCTTTACAGTATAATAGAGAAGGGTCAAGAGGCGATCAATGGTATTCTTGAATTAGCACAAGAAAGTGAGATGCCAAGGGCATATGAGGTAGCAGGTCAGTTAATAAAGAATGTTGCAGATGCAACTGATAAACTGATGGATCTTCAGAAAAAATTAAAAGAAGTAAATGAGGAAGAGAAAACAAAAGCACCATCTACAGTTAATAATGCATTATTTGTAGGGTCAACATCTGAGTTATCAAAATTACTGAAGGCTCAGAGTAAAAAACAAGATAAATAAATCAGGGAGAGGAATCCCGAAGTAATATTTTACTCATACCATGACGGAGAAACTACCGTCTATAGATGACTTCTATGAAGAGTTGCCATCTGTAGATGAACTTATAACTGAAGAAAAATTACCCTCCGTGGATGAGTTTATAGAACCTCCAAGGCCTGAAGAAGAGATAGCGGATGCGATAAGACAAGGTGATGAAGAAAAACCTGTAGATACTGGGCCATGTTCGATTGAAGAACAATACACAGAATTTGTGCGTCTAGTAAATGACGTTAGAGAAGATATACCAGAGATACCAGAAATAAAATATTATGATGAACAGATAGCAGAACTATCTACAACAATAGAGGAAGTACGAGAAAGTATTCCTGAAGTTCCTGAACAAAGAACATATGATGAAGAGATAGCAGCAATATGTGGATTAATTGATGAGTTAAAAGAAGAAGTACGTACAAACGCTGCGGAGATACCAGAGATACGGTATTATGATGACCAAATTGAACGTCTCGAAAGTAGTCTCAAGAGTCTTCCAGAAATTCGTCACTATGAAGGTGATTTAACATCTATAAGAGATGAAATTGTTCTAATTAAAGAATCTATTCCTGTATTTCCTAAATGGGTAAACGAGGTAAATGAGGTTCCTGATTTTTCATGGATAGGAAAACAATTTAGTGTAATTGATGATGACTTCATCAAAGTGGCTGACAATGCTAATTCCATTCGAGATAGAATTACTGAAGAAGTTCGTCAACTATCAGAAGATTTAGAAACCAAAAGATTTGAATCAAAGACTGAAATAAAAGAATTAACCCAAAACTTTACAGAAGTAAAAGAAAAGATATATGAGGAATTAAGAACTGCTGCTGTTGGTATTCTTGATATTAAGCATGCATTTAAGAATGATGATAGATTGATGAAGAAACATATTATGAGTAAGTATAATCTGTTAAAGTTAAATGTAGAAGAGCAAATTGAAAAATTTAATAAGACTAATGAAGATACTAAAGATCTATATGCTGGATACTTTGAATCACTTACAGAGGAAATAAGTAATCTACCAAAAGTCAAGTATTATGAAGAAGACATTAAGAATGTTAGAGAAGAATTCAATAAAGGTTTAGATTCACTTAAGATTCTTGTTGAAGATATAAGACAAAAACAAAAACTAGCAAAAGATGAAATAGAAACCATACAAGAGGGTTTATTAAACGAACCGCCAGAGAATACACAATCAGTTGGAACTGGTGATGATCCTCTTGCTCCTCTAGACAAACAGTTTCCTAATTTAAAAGCATTAGCAGATCATTATAGATTGTTCATCAATAGAACTCAACAGCAACTTGCTGTAATCGGTGGCGGTGGTGCTGGATTTATAAAAGATCTCTCTGATGTGAGTATCGGTGCTAGCCCTGATACTGGTAGTTTATTAATTTATGATGGTGATAATTGGGTAGGTATTGCAAGTACTGCACTAGATAAAAGTTCCACATTACATGAGGCATTAACACAAGGTAATGTATCTGGTATTGGAATGAGTGTTGGAGTTATTACTGCTACTAGTGGATTTTTTAGTGGCATATTAACCGCATCTCAACTTAACTATGATGTTGTAACTGATATCTACTCTACTGGTATTGTTACTGCAACTAAAGGAATACAACAAACTGGTTCAGAAGGTCTACATGTAACTGCTGGTGTATCAACCTTTGTCGGTTTATCTTCTTTTTTAAATGGCGTAAATGTAAAAGCAGGGTCAGCCACAACTGCATTAATCGTGCAAGGTGACGCAAGGATAACAGGTATCTTAACAATAGGAACTGGATCAGTTACAATTAATGGTGATGATAATAAAGTTAAAATTGGGGTAGGAGTAACTCTTACATCAACTGGTGAGGCAGACTTTGTTGGTGTAGTTACAGCGAAAGGATTCCGAGTTGGATCTGCTGCAACCATATCATCTAATGGTAATGCCACGTTCTCAGGTATAGTAACTTCCTCTAGATTTACAGGGCCTTTAACAGGCAATGTAACTGGAGATGCTTCAGGTAATGCAGGAACTGCTACTGCATTAGAAACTGCTAGAAATATTGGTGGTGTATCATTTGATGGATCTGCTAATATCAATCTACCAGGTGTTAACGAAGCTGGAAATCAAAACACTTCACGAACTGCTGCAGGA